TCCGCAAACCACCAAAGCCGCCCAAAATCCCGACTGCTGTCTGGATCAACCCACCAAAGACAACGGAGGAAAATCAAGCCTAAAGTCCAAATGCCACTGTCTCAAAGTTGTTGACACGTTCCGTCGATCCTTGTGCCTGAAACCTCGGCACCATCCGAGAGCCGCTTGCGGTTCTCGTAGAATATCCAGTCGACCGGAGGCGTCCGGCTATTCAGGTCGCCAAGACGCAGACCCTCTGAAAGAACCATTTGCGCACGCTGGAACTTGCGCGGTGGCACAAAGTCGGCTGGCTTATTCGGGACGCCCTGTGAATTGCCCAGCGTGAACAGATGCGAGTGATAAATAAACGGGTTGGGCGTCGCGCGGTCGTCGTTGAGGCGACTGTCCGAGATCACAAAGCGCCCCGGCAGAAACGCACGCCCCCAATGGTCCACAAAGACACCGGAGTGCGTCCGGGTCTCGGGCGCAGGCACCGTTGCCCGAACCGAACGCCCGAAGGAAAGCCGGGTCCGCCCGTCGGTGTGAAGCACTCCGCTGTAATCACTCAACAGCCCGTCACCGAGCCGGGTGTCGTCCAGCTTGATCCGCCGCAGGTCATAGCCGTGGAAGATGCGCGCCAGCCGCGACCGCGCAGGTGCGGACAAACGCGCCAGCGCGATCAGGTCGTCAATGTCCCCGACCGGGGGGACCGCATTGGTGTCGATCTGAAACGCCGCAAAATGTTGGCCGGGCTCCTCTTGGTAGACTTTGACCCCCTGGAGCTCACGCCACGAGAACGCCAGCCGCAACGCAGCCGGAGTGCCGCGCAGCCGCTGCCACTGGATGCCTTCGCGCAGCGCCCTTTGCGGGTCGCTTAGATAGGGAAGGATTTCGCCGAGGCCATATTCCCAGATCAACCACGGCACAAATGGATCGAAACCGTCGAGCTTGGCACGCGGGTTGAGCCGGATAGCGGAGGCGCGGGCGTCCAGCGCCGTCGCCGCCTCCATCGCAAGCTCAAAGTCGGTTGAGCCGGACGGGAGCAGCGATTGCGTGTTCATCGGTCGCGCCCTCCAAAGATGATTTCAACCGACCCCAACGCCGCGCACTGCTCATCGTCGATGATCATGTCATCAGCCGGCGCTGTCAGATCCACCCGCTGCACGCCCGAAGGGTGGAGCTGCGCGCTGATCCAGGATCGTGTCAAATCCCAGCCAAGCCCCCTTGCCGCCGCAAAGCGCGCAGGGAAGTCGATGCGCAGCTGGTCGATCACCTGAGCGGGGGTGTCGGGATACAAAAACACCTTTGCGGTGACGTCCACCGGAACGATGTTGGCTGAGACCACCTCGACCGTGTCGGTCAACATGCGGATATCATCACGCAACACCGTAGCCCGAACCGCTGACAGCAGGACCGCCGAAGCAGCCCCATCGCCCTGAGCCGAAAGCACGGAAATTCTTACGATCCCGGGGCTCGGCGATGATACGGCCGCATCGGAGACCCGCTCGTCGGCCGTCAGCGCCCAGTAGCGATAGTGAGCCGCGCCACCCGCGTTGGACCAGCCCTGGATACGCTGCTGCACCCGCAGACGCAAAGCCGTGTCGGTCTCGTCCATCAGGCGGGTGACGCCGTAGAAGCTTGCCAGATGATCAAGATCCCCCGACCCGGCAAAGGCAAGCAGGTTGGCGCGCGCCGCGTCGTTCACCCGTTGCCGCAGCAAGAGCTCGCGATAGGCGCAGACCTCGAGCAGCTTGCGGGCCGGTTCCGATTGCAGGTCGATAACGCCTTCAATCGGCGGGAACCGCGCGACAACATCGTCGCGCATCACCTGCAAAATCGCCTCATAGGATAGCGTCTCCACAACCGCCGGGGCGGGAAGCTCGGAAAGGTCAATCGCAGTGAAGCTCATGTCGCGTCACCCCTTACAGTCAGGCGGCCATCACCGCCGATGACACTCACCCGGCGCATGGCCTCTGCAGTGGTGTCGCCATACATCGCGCGAGGGCGGTATTCGCCCTCAAGGATCAGATCGAGCCGCCCCTCTCGGGTTGCGTTCATCGGCATGACCTTCGTGATATGAAATCGCGGCTCCCATTGCTCGATCGCGGATGTGACCGCGGCGAACCATGGTGTCACCTCATTGGGCGTAATATTGCAGCCGAGCAGGTTGGGCACGAAAGACCCATACCATTCGCGCATGATGCGACTGCCAAAACGGGTCGTGAAGATATCCTGCAAGCTCTGGACGACATGCGGCCAGCCCTCAATCACACCGCCGGTGGCGGCGTTCAGACCGACGGACGGGTTTCTGCTGCGCGTGGCCATGGATCATCCCGCATCATTCGGATCGTCCCGCGAGCCACCTTCGGTTTCGGCATCATCAGCTGTCGCATCACCCGCATCAACATCAGGCTCAGTCCGCGATGGCTTCTTGGCCCCACTTCCCTTGCGCGAGGATTTGGATCGGATTTCGGCAACAGAGGAGTCCGGTTGAGCAACAACATCCAGCAGGCGCAATGCGCCAAGGCGCAGCTCATGCTCAGCTTGCTTTTCGGTCAGCGTCAGCACGGTGCCCACGCCAGTGTTCGTCTGCCCCGCAACAAAGCGCCCGGCTTTCTCGGTGATAGCGTATCGGTTCATGTCTCGTCCCTTTGATGTGGTTGCACGATTGCAGCGCAGTGGCGATTTCAAATTTGGCGTTTCCAAACTTGAACTTCAGCCACGTCATTCCCCGGCAAAAACGTTTGGTGACCCAGCAGCTACGGCAGACCCACAAGCGACTGGATCGCCTACCCGCCCAAGCTGGCAGCCATTGGCAAAGACCGTCACGGACCCAGAGGCCAGCACACTTGCATGGGTTTGCGGGATCGCGGGACAGGTATGCGCAGCCCATCCGTCGCCCTGTCGGTGCACCACGATGCCGTTTGCAAAGACATCCGGACTGCCGCCCGTGCTCGGCCGGGATGGCCAGCATCCATGCCCGGTGCAGGCGTCGCCACGGCGGGTAACAGCAGGCATAAGGTGCCCCTCCTCACATCAGTTCAGATCAATCCGGGCACCGTTGATGGTGACACCGCCTGCGTTCAGCACAATGTTGCTGCCATTGGTCGAAAGCGTGATCTCGGCTGCGGTCATCTTCAGAATCGACCCGCCCACATCGACGCGCGCAAGATCATCTGCGAGCGTCATCCGGACATTGCCATAAGTGATGACATTCTCATCGCCCGCCGTTGAGGGGCTTGGATTACCCTCATGATGCGTGAGCGGCACCGCCACGGCCTGCTGAAAGTCGCCAGAGGGCGACATCGCAGTGAACTGCTGCCCAACAGTGGGTGGCGTGTGGACCTTCAAGGCCCCGGAAAACTGTGCATAAGGCACCCAAGGCGACAGGAACCGGCCGTCGCTTCCATGTGCCGGACCAAAATCCAGCCGCATGCGCTGTCGGGCTGGATCAACCTCGGCCACGGTGCCGTGCCGCATGATCCCGGCCATGCGGCGTTCAATTTCCGTCAGGCGTGAGGCCAGTTCAACAAGCTCTCGGATTGCCATGTCAGACCTCTGGCTCGTCGATGGTCACCGGCCCCGGGCCACCATCAAAGGTGATAGACGAAAGTGGGGCCGGATCATCCGCGATATCAGTCGTTGGGCCGATACCAATCTGGTCGGCCACTTCGAGCGGCACGCCCAAAGCCTCGGCCGCGCGACGCCATTCAGCGACTAGATCGCCCTCAATCTCTGCGCGCAGCACGCTGGCAATCCCAGCAAGCGCCGGGTCAGCTTCCAAGAGGTTCAATAGCTGGCCCCAAGCCGTGCCCGGTGCAACGTCCGCGCCCGCAATTGGCGTGTCGATCAGATCGCAGGTCAACACGAGCTGGCGCGCAGCAAAGCGCACGCCGTTTTCGGCGGATGCCCCGCGCTTTGAGATGCTGCGGGTGATCCGCGGCACCATCATCATCCAGACGCGCGCCCATGGGTTATCATCACGGTTCAAGGCGCGCACGACCTGATGCTCCATGATGTCGAGCGTCAACTCCATCCCTTCATCGGTGTGCGGGATCGCAATTGTGATCTGTCCGCCTTCATCATCGGTTGCAGGCACCTCGACCCGGGCCGCGATCGCGATCTCAACCACCAGCTCGCATCGATGCGTGCCGCTGGTCAGGTCACGGCCGGTGACGTCCAGTTCGTGCTCGTCGGTCGTCAGCACGATCAGCGGTTGGCGCTGCTCGGCGATGGTTTGATCGATCGGGTCGACGGCGCTGTCAAACACCCGGGAGCCTGCCAGCGTTCGGTCAGCCAGCGCGCGCGCGGCCGCAAGGCGCATGGCAAGGCGGGTCAGGCTCATAGCGGCTGGTCCTCCCGGATGAGGATAAGGTTCAGGTCGCCCATGTTCGTGTGCTGAACTGAGGTAACCGCATAGGTCAGGTTCCCGGTACGGCTGGTGAGGGTAATTGTGTCGCCCTTGGCCGGTAGCGCAGTCAGCGCTGCAACCTCTGCCTTGGCGATCCAGAATTCGGCGTTGGCAGAGGCCAATCGCGTTGTGCCAGAGAATTCAGAGCCCCGGGCGTTGCCCTTGAGCTGGTCGTCAGCAGGCCCTGCAGAAAAAACCCCATAAATCAGGTTTAGGGGACGTTCAGGATCAGCCGCGCGCGCAACATATTGTACTGATACGCGCGGCTGATGAATCGCAACCTCTGCGAAGGCGTCCTTGATCACGCCAGAAATGGCAGCGTCGAAATCGTGAAACATAGACGCCATCGCTCGGATCCTTTCAGCAGGCGACATCGCGCGCCAATCATGTCCACTTGCTAGGGATCAGCGCCCTTCCCGATTTGGGAATGATCGTTGACAGAGCTTGGGTTTTTGTGCATCTTCCCAAAACGGGAAGGAAAGCCTGTGCGGGTTATTGCAAGACAGACGTTGACAGCCTTTGCGTGTGCGCACCCCAGCTCAAGGCCTGGGCTTGAGCATTGGTATCGCATCGCCAAGGCGGCCGAGTGGTACACAATGGCGGACGTGCAGGCAGCCTTTTCCAAGGCAAAGATTTTGAACGCTGAACGCGCCCGTTTCTCGGTTCAAGGAGGAAACTACCGCCTGATCGCTGCGTTCAACTTCCCCCGGCAGATTGCCTTCATCAAGTTCGTTGGGACCCATGCCGATTATGACAAGATCGACGCCCTGACGGTGTCACAATATTGATCAAACTCTCGAAAGCACGACCTATGCAACTCAAACCTATCAGAACTGCGCATGATCACACAAAGGCGCTCGCGCTTATCGAAGAACTCTGGGACGCTGCCCAGGATACCGATGAGGGTGATATGCTCGATATTCTTGTCGATTTGGTTGAGCACTATGAAGACAAGCACTTCCCGATCCCGGCGGCCGACCCGGTTGAGGTGATCAAGGCACATATGAACGCGACGGATCGCACCCAAAAAGACCTAGGGCACCTGCTAGGGTCAGCACCGCGTGCATCCGAGATCCTGAAGAAACGACGCGCCCTGACTGTCGAGATGATCCACAAGCTGCATCAGGAATGGGGCATTCCGTCTGATTGCCTCATTCGCCCCTATCATCTGGAAGCGGCCTGACCGTTTATGTGCGCTTGCCCGGGATCAGCACGCGCGGACGGGTGCAGTATTGCAGCGCGTTCATCTGGAACTCGAGGTTCACGCCCTTGCCGTTCGGCATCTCATATTGCTTGCCGTAAAGCCGCTGCCCAGGCGTATTCACCGTTTCGATGTAATCAGCGGATGCATAAACCGTGCGGAAGAGCCCTGGCACACCCAGGGGTACCAGATGGCACTTATCGGTCTCGATGCCGACATTCTGACCGCCGCGGTAGTTCATCCAAGTGATGCCACCGAACTCGAAAGCGCCGTAGATGCCGGAATTGCCCGAGTTGATGTAAGCGTTACGCAGCGAGGCCGCGTCAGCATAGCCCTTGTAGGTGTCACGCACTTCCTGGTGGGCGATGAGATCGTCGAAGAACGCGTCGCCACACAGCGCAATCACGCTCGTATACGGCAGACCGTCGAGGATGCCGGCCATCTGGCGGATGACTCCAGCGCATTTCTTGCGCAACGCTCCGTCAGCGGCGCTGGCATTATCCAAGTCAAAATCGACTACCGCCTGCTGGCTTTCGCCAAATTCAGTGAAATAATCAAACAGCACCGAACCATCAGCGTCCAACAGCTGCCCGGTCTTGAGGATATTCAGCCGATGGTATTCTTCGGTCAGGGCAAAAAACTGGCTGGCTTCTGCCGCGCGGTCCGCGATCTTTTGCTGCAACCGCTCGACGGCTACCTCCTGGCCAAAGGCGCGCACCTGCTGGACCTCGTCAGCGTAAATTGCGTCATCGACCTGGAAGTGCGGCGCGGATTCAACTCACCAGTGCAACAGGTTGGTCGGTGTCTAAGAATAGTTGATTTGGCGTCTTGAAGCCAAGGCATTTTCTAGGCCGCTTGTTAATCTTCTTGATGATCTCAGCAACGTCTTCA